CATAGAGATCCAATTGTAGAAGATTTAATTAATCTATATAATGACGCATATGAAAAAGGAATGAGTTTAGGAACTTCTGGCACTACAGGAAATTCTAAAAAATAAGTTGGAACCATATTTTTTCAATATTTATATGAAAAAGGCATGGCAACTTTTACTTCCCAAATATTCGAAATTTTAACGCTTAACGGAGATAACGTAGGTTCTTCTGTTACTCAAACTATTAATAATATTAATTATGTTGATAATAGAATTTTAAATGTACCTACAGGTTCAGTAACTACTATATTTAACATGGATTCCGTTCCAGGAGCGGGTACATTTGTAACTAGTAGTGTACAATATGTAAGAATAACTAATAATTCTGCTGTTGCTCCTGTTAAATTAATTATATCGTCTTCAACGGAGGCTATGAGTTATTTAATTGCTACTGGTAGCTCATATATGATGTCTACAAGTAAAATGACAGGAAGCACAAGCGGTTTAGTATTTGATGATATTAAATCTGTTAAAGTACAACCTTCAGGAAGTGCAGCAAGTATAGAATATTATATTGTAACAACCTAATAAAAAAATATGTCTAATATTCCAATTTGGCCAGGTTCATCATCATTTGCTCAAGTATCAGCATCATATTATGATTTAAATATATGGCCACCTCCAACCCCTTTTGGATTTTATGATACTGATTCTCAATTTAAAAATGATGCTAATAAAGTAGCTAACTTTTGTGCATTACGTTTAGGTTATCCTATTGAAAACGTAGAATTACAAGATATTAACTTTTGGGCTGGATTTGAAGAATCAGTAACAATTTACGGAAATGAATTATATGCTTTCCAAACAAGAGATAATTACTTATCTTTAGAAGGAGCACCAACGTCAGTAGATGTTAATGATGATATTATTACTCCAACCTTTTCTACTATTGTTAGATTATCTCAACAATATGGTGAGGAAGCAGGTACAGGTGGTAATGTAAATTGGTTAAAAGGTAGATTACCTTTAACCCCAGGACAACAACGTTATGATTTAGCTAAATGGGCTGAAGATGAAGGAATTGTAGGTGGTATTGAAATTAAAAATGTATATTATCAAGCACCACCCGCAATTAGTCAATTATATTCTCCTAGTTTATTAACAGGACAAGGTGGTTTAGGAGGTGTTCCTGCCGCTGGTTTATATGGATTTGGATATGGTTCTGCTACTTATTTAATGATGCCTACAAGTTTTACTATGCAAAACATGCAAGCCATTGAAATGCAAAACCAAGTAACTTTATCAAACTATACATTTAACATTGTAAACAATATAATTTCAGTATTCCCAGTACCTGGTACTGGATTTATGGATGATGGATTTGATGGATCTAATAGTTTAGGATACGGTCATTTTTTAGTATTTGATTTTATTAAAGTTCAAGATAGATTAGATGCTGCTTTTGCTAATGGTACAAATAAAATTTCTAATACATCAAATGTACCTTATGTAAACCCAACATACTCTAAAATTAACTCAATTGGTAGATCTTGGATTTTTGAATATACATTAGCTAAAGCTAAAGAAGTATTAGGATTAGTAAGAAATAAATACTCCCAAATCCCAATTCCAGGGGCTGAAGTAACTTTAAATGGAGACAATTTAGTATCCTCAGCGGCTACCGAAAAAGAAGCTTTACTTTTACAATTAAGAACATATTTTGATGATACATCACGTCAAAAATTATTAGAAAGAAGACAAGCAGAATCAGTAGCTCGTGTTGCTGAAATTAATCAAGTACCAATGACAATTTTTATAGGATAATATGGCATTATACGGAGGTGCTCGTGATGTTTCAATGTTTAGAAGAGTCAACCGAGAGTTGATGGGAAGCATTATATCCGAGGAAGTAATATATTACAAATATAATGTAACTACTACTAAAACTAATATGTATGGAGAATCAGTTGAAGGAAGAAATTTTGCTGATCCTGTTATGTTATTTGCTTTAATAGAAATAGGAGACACAACTTCTCCGGTAAGTGATTTTGGTGTTGATTTTAATTGGCCTCTTACTTTTAGATTTTTACGTGATGATTTATTAAGTAAACTTAATCCTGCTAACCAAGGTCAAGGTTTTGGAACTTACCAACAACCAATAATCAACTATGGAGCTAATCTTCACCCCGAAGTAGGAGATGTTATAAATTATCAAAATGGATATTGGGAAGTAGATAATACTAATGCTACACAATATTTTGTAGGTAAAGATCCTGATTATCCTTATTATGATGCTGATGGGAACAATCCATTAAATACCGGATTAGAAAATTTTGGATATAATGTTGGAATAGAATGTGTATGCCATTATGTTCCTTCAGATAGATTAAATATAATTAAATCAAGAATGTAATGCCACAAGTTAGAAAACCAATCCCAAAAACCCAAAAACAACTTGGTAACGAACAAGTAACTCCTACTTATCAACAAGCTGGTAACCCTAATAATTTTGATCCAACACCACAAAACAATAGAGCATTAAATACCTCTTTTAAAGATGATAATGTAAAACCTTTTAGTGTAGGTATTCAAGATATAGATGAGGCTATATTTTATTACTTTCAAAATATAATACAACCTTCAGTCACTCAAAATGGTTCAAGACTAAATGTTCCTGTAATTTATGGTTCTCCTGAAAAATGGAAATCATATCAAAAGGATGGGTATTATAGAGATCAAAATGATAGAATACAGGCTCCGTTAATTATGTTTAAAAGAACGGATATAACAAAAAATAGAACTATTGCTAATAAGTTAGATGCTAATAACCCACAAAATTTTGGTGTTTTTACTAAAAAATATACTCAACGAAATGCCTATGACAATTTTAAAGTATTAAATAATAGAATACCACAAAAAGAATATTACGCAGTAATAATGCCCGATTATTTAACTGTAACTTATGAAGTAGCTGTATTTACTTACTATGTAGAACAATTAAATAAAATAATAGAATCTATGGAATATGCTTCTGATGCTTATTGGGGTAATCCTCAACGTTATCAATTTAAAGCAATGATTGATTCTTTTGGATTTCAAACCGAATTAGCTCAAGACGATGAACGTATTGTTCGTAGTACATTTAATATTAAAATTAACGGATATATTATACCAGAAATATTACAAAAAGACATAACAGCATTGAAAAAATTCTCAAATAAAACCAAAATTATATTCTCAGTAGAAACAACAGATAACACAATGATATTTGAAGGCAATGTAGAAGGAGATAGAATTGTATTTGAAACCGCTTCTGAAAAAGAAACTAAAAATAGATCGACAGCAATTGGATAGTTTGATATTTATAACAGATAACAAACTATTTTAATGGCACAAGTAAGATTTTTAGATCAGGTACCGGTTGGTGTATATAACATAAATGGAGGATCCGGTGGAGCAGGTACTATCGACATATACCAAAATGGTATATTAGTTAGTTCTAGTGTGCCCTACATAAATATAAGTGGTTCAGCAACCGTTTCTGGATTTAGTGTAAGCGGTAGTAATACTGGTGTAACTATTTTAGTACAAGGTGTTGGATTCCCATTTTCAGGTTCAGCCGTTATCACTGGATCTTTAGTAATTTCGGGTTCAAGTCCAACACCAATAATTATACAAACATTACCTGTTCAATCAGGTCCTTATGTTGTTACATATAACCCAACAACAGGTGTTGTAGGATATGTAAATTCTTCTTCTGGAACTAGTGGTGTAGCCGGTTCCTCAGGAACAGCAGGTATAGCAGGTACTAGTGGAACTTCAGGCACATCAGGCACATCAGGTTCATCAGGTACTTCAGGTGCCTCACAAACTTCAGGTACTTCAGGTTCAAGTGGCAGTGCAGGTTCTAGTGGTACTGTAGGTTCAAGTGGAGAAGCTGGTACATCCGGATTAAGCCAAAGTAGTGGAACTTCAGGTTCATCAGGTACTGTAGGTTCAAGTGGAATTGCAGGTACATCAGGTTCAAGCCAAACTTCAGGCACTTCAGGATCATCTGGTACTGTAGGTAGTTCAGGTGAAGCTGGAACTTCAGGTTTATCACAAACAAGCGGAACAAGTGGTTCTAGTGGTACAGTAGGTACTTCAGGTAACGCAGGCACTTCAGGTTTAAGTCAAACAAGTGGCACTTCTGGTTCTTCAGGTACTTCTGGTACTTCAGGAGTTAATGGTCAAAGTGGTTTAAGTGCAACATCAGGAACTTCAGGTTCAAGTGGTTCTTCAGGTTCAAATGGTACTTCAGGTAATGCTGGTGCTTCAGGAGCAAGCCAATCAAGTGGAACAAGTGGTAGTTCAGGTACTTCAGGAACTTCAGGAGTTGCTGGACAATCAGGATTAAGTCAAACATCAGGTTCTAGTGGTTCTTCAGGAACTTCAGGAACTTCAGGAAATATAGGAACTTCAGGTTTATCACAAACAAGTGGTAGCTCAGGTTCAAGTGGTAGTGCGGGTTCAAGTGGTACTGTAGGTTCAAGTGGAGCTGCTAGTACTTCAGGAGCTTCTACAACAAGTGGAACTTCAGGATCATCAGGAACTTCAGGTTCATCAGGTGAAGCTGGAACTTCAGGTTCATCACAAACTAGTGGAACATCAGGTTCTTCAGGTTCAAGTGGTACTTCAGGTACAACAGGTGCTGTAGGTACAAGTGGTGCTAGCCAAACAAGTGGTTCAAGTGGTTCTACAGGTACTTCTGGTAGTACAGGAGTAGCAGGAACAAGTGGTTTAAGTCAAACAAGTGGCACTTCAGGTTCAAGTGGTAGTGCTGGTTCTAGTGGTACAGTTGGTTCATCAGGTGCTGTTGGTACTTCAGGTGAAAGCCAAACCTCAGGTTCAAGTGGTTCATCAGGTTCAAGCGGTACCTCAGGTACTTCAGGTGTTGCTGGTCAAAGTAGTTTAAGTGCAACATCAGGAACATCTGGTTCAAGTGGTAGTTCAGGTTCTTCAGGTACAGTTGGATCAAGTGGGGATGCTGGTACATCAGGTGCAAGCCAAACTAGTGGAACTAGTGGATCTAGTGGTAGTGCTGGTTCTTCAGGAACAGTAGGTTCATCAGGAGAAGCAGGTACTTCAGGTTTATCACAAACAAGTGGTACTTCTGGAACAGCAGGTTCTTCTGGTTCAAGTGGTACTGTTGGTAGTTCAGGAGCAGCAGGTACAAGTGGCTCTTCACAAACTTCAGGA